ATAAATGTAACTATTTGCCGCAGCTATGTTAGCCTTTTCTATTGTCGAAGCGTCCAACGGGAAACTCGGATTGGAAGATCCTATTCCAACATAACCCGCTGTTGTTCCTATACCTGCTTTAACAGATATGGATGGATTAGTAGAGCCAATGCCTACAACTTCAAAAGTATTACTTGTCGGAGCTTCTGTAGTTCCAATGCCTACACCAGCGGTCCCACTTCCCGTACCAACGACAAGTGATGGCGTGGTTGTGCCGATGCCTACGACTTCAAAAGTATTCTTTCCAGTAGGCGCAGCGCTTGTTCCTATGCCGACCGTTGCGGTCGCCGTTGATCCAATACCGACAACGATGGAAGAAGACGTAGTTCCTAAACCGACAACTTCAAAAGTTTTATCAGCGGGGGCATACGTCGTTCCAATACCTACACCAGCGGTTCCGCTTCCCGATCCCACCGTGAAAGAAGGAACTGTAGTTCCAACTCCTACGACTTCAAAACTGTTGCCAGTAGGAACAACGCTGGTTCCGATTCCTACCCCTTTGGTTGCACCGCTGCCTACTATAATTTTAGTGTCATTTTCTAGCCCTATCTGTTTAGCTTTGACTCTAAACACATATGGATCTCCTGCTTCTGGTGTGCCAGCAGTAACTCCGATGCCCACATTTCCGTATGTAGTGCTAGCAGAAAAAGGAGGCGCAGTAGTTGGGGAATTTTTCCTTTTTACTTCGATACCGCCAAAAGGGTCAAATGGAATTGTGGTTCCTATTCCTAAATAATTAAATAACCCACTTTTTCCTGAAACATAAGGGCCGCTAGAAATAATAGAGTTGGTAGTAGTGTTTCCAACATCGGTAACTTGTTGCAAGTTTTGTGTTTCGGCTGTTGGGTCACCAGATAATAAATAAGGTTTACCTCCTGGGCCTGTTATTCTTTGACCATCTCCACTTCCCGATGCCCCTAACGCATAGAGTCCACCAGCGCCTTCGCCCAGAATACTTAAGTTACCTGATACTATTTCTTGTTCTCCAACGTTATAAAGGATTGGATCTGTGCCTAGCTCTACTGGTTGTATTGTATAAGGTCCAACTGTAAATAGTTCATTGTAAAAACCAACTTTACTACTAGCGACAAATTTAAAAAAGTGAGCCGTTCCTTCGACAACTCCATCGTCAGGATAAACTCTTATATTTTGAGTCTGCAACTGAGATAATGGAAAAGTTCCAAGTAAATTTTGAGTAGTGGTGTCAAAAGTTGAAGATCCCGTATTAGCAAAAACTAATAAATTATCATAATTAGTGAAACTGGGGTCTTGGTCAAAAGATAGGTTGAAATTTATTGCCCCTGTTGTGCCTGAGGTATTAATCAAACGATGGCTGAAACCTACAACTGCTCCAAGTTTATCGGCTGAAGCTGTTATATCATCGGTAGATGGGCCGAAATCATTATCGGGGTTTTCATCTAAGTATGTTCCTCCTGAGGCTGAAACATAAATTTTATTTATAGATAAACGGTTTCCATAAAGAAGGAAGTCTGTATCATGAGTTTCTCCGTCTTGGTTTTCGACAGAAAATCTTATTCCAAAATTTTCAGTAAATGAACCAAAAATGTCAATGTTTTCTTGTTTGCTAAAACTGAAAGATGGGTTCTTATAAGCTGTTTTGTAATCGGCGAAAGCAACACTTCTATCTTCGTTTAAGACGCTTATGTTTATTCCTTTAACAAAAGAGTCTTCATCTATAGATGAAACAGTGTTTAAAGAATTTCCAATTCTATCGATTAAGCTAGTTTGAAGAGTAACGTTTTCCCCTATAGGATAGACTCCACTTCCGAAACCTGTTGCATTTAAGTTTCCAGTGTCGACAGTTAAAGTCGTATCAAAATTATAATTATCGCGAGTCGTGAAATTCCCTTGATAATAATTTGAAAAACTAACCGTTCCGACTCCTACCTTGGCGGTTAATTTCTCCATCCCCGCGACGCTGTAAACAGCATATAAAGCCCCGCTGTATAATTCATTTGGCTTTAAAGGAACGACTGTTGATGAGCCATCTTGGGGGATATAACCTGTCCCTTCTCCTCTTACATCTCCTATTGGGGTTGCTCCTCCGATAATAACAGCGGGAGCTAAAGAATAATTTACGCTGGTTGTTATATCGCTACCAGTTGGAAGAGCGCTTCCGATACCTACTCTCGTAGCTGCATTTTTAAAAGTTACAGTATTCCATCCTTGGCTAGATGCAATACTAGCGTATTCTCCTCCTGCTCCTGTGGCCCCTGTTGCATCAGCGTAAGCTCCAGAATAATATATTTCTGCTCCCGTTGGTGATAAGTGTATTGGAGAAAAACTCATTTTATAAAATTGTTATTTTATCTATAAAAGATTTATTAAAAGTTAAGAGTTCTTCGTACACTACAAAGATGCCCGATTGGTCATATGATGAATCGAAATAAGCATTCCCGCCGTCCCCCCCTTTATTTCCCAAAGCGTTTACTCTATAATTAAAAACACCAACACTATCAATACCTGTAAAGCTTGTCCCTGTGGTTGTTGTTATTTGTGTCGACGTTTGGCCATTTGGGTACGTCAAAATGGAGTTATATCCCGTAGAATTACTAATAGCGCTCCATCTTCCAGTGATAGAAAAAGTTTGGTTAGTAAAGTTAGGATTTCCTGTGGTCACCTCTGCTAAAACGGGCGGACTTAAAGTCGTGTAGTTAGTCTCATTTATTGTTTGAGCAACCTCATAGCTAAATGTGTTAGCTAAAGGTTCGATGCTGATATCATTTTCTATTAAATTAAATTTGCCAGTGTCGTATTTAGAGGCATTAACCAAATATTCATTAGGAGCCTGTTCCTGAAGAGAAAGGACTTTATAAACAAAAGGGCTAGCATCTTTGATTTCAAATTTAGCAGGGCTGCCAAGTTTGATAAATGGCAATAGTTCAGGTTTATCAACTCCTGAAATAACAGTTCCATAAGGGGTAAATCCTGAGGCTTCTAATTCTGCTGGGTTACTTATAGTAACTCCCGTTACAGTTAAATTGGTTAATTGATTTGGAGAAACAACTGATATTTCATTGTTAACAACTCCCTTAGTCGGTACAGTCAAACCAGTTATCGCTCCAGAAAAATTAACTCCTCCACTAGCGGCTCTATTATTAGCTTGATCTACATCTACTGGGATTATAAATCCTGTATTCACTTGTCCAAGAGTCTGGTTACCCGTGCTTACTGTTATCCAGTCTCCAGAATTAAGACCTAAAGAATTACCACTTCCAAAAGTCCAACCTACATCTGTAGCATTATAAAAAAGATAATTAACACCTGTTCCAGTATATAAGGCGTACTCTTGGAATCTATTATCTCCACTTACTAGACCAGAGGCATTATCATATCCTGCTGTGTATCCAGAGAAAGCGTAAAAACCTGTATAATATGAGTTAAATGAGGAGTTGGAAGTTCCAGTAACGGTAAAATCGTAATATCTTTGCCTGTTTATGAGGCTTAAATCGTCGACATCTTGTATAGTGTCTCTTCCTGTAGGTTGGTAAACAGTTAAAACTCCATTCATATCAGAGCTTTCAAAAGTGTTACTTAATCTAATTGTTTCATCGTCTGGACTAACAGATAAAACTTTCCCGAAATTACTTTTTAATGTTTTTAATTCATCTTCTATAAGTATTAAATCTCCAGGCTGGCAAAGTAAGCTTTCAAGCCCTGCGGTAAATGCAACTTGCTGGTTTTCTTTGATTTTAGAAAAAATCTCATGTTGCCCTACTCTTCTCGCCATAGCGCGAGATGTTATACCTATGGCCTCTATTCTTTTTTTGAAAACGCCCCTTTGTTTAATGTCTTCTTCGTCTTCAATAACTTCGATTTTAGGGAAGAAGTTATCAAACCTATCCTTATAGGCGACTTCGATAGTATTGTATTGCTCATCCCTTCTATTATTGGAATAGTGAAAAGATCCATCTTTTACACTCTCATTAGTGAATAAATTAACTGTAGATCGCGGCCTATCATCTACGAAGTTTATTTCTGAATTACCAAAAAATACTTTCCCTCTAAATATCGAAGCGATTGTATTAATGGCATCAAATATTTTTTCTCCTTGCTCAAATACTACGTTGCAAGAAAATCTAGGTTCTTTTCCCCCTCTTCCATCAGTAACTCCTTCAAAATACCCCTCTTCACTAACTGCATCACAAAATCTTCCTATTTTGTAAAGTTGCCATTTATTTATTATTGCTTCATCTATATGTTGCCCCATCCCATAACGGGTACTGGTTAATAGATCATATAAAATCCAAGCTGGGTTATCAGTCCATTTTAATTCTTCATGGAAAGTTCCATCCCAATCCCCCTCATAAACAAGCTTCTCTCTGTCTAGAGTGTTAGTGAAATCCGAAGTTGTTTTGTAATATCTTTTATCTATCCCTCCTACTTTAGTGGGAAAGTAATTGCTGGGGACTTTTACTTTTTTAAGTTTGCAATCGTAGCTTCTTGTGGGGATTGATCCGAAAGATCGAGAATCTAATTTTGTTCCTACAACAGCAGAAAAAGGATAAGGTAGGTTAACGGGTATAATTTCCGTTACTTTTTGGAGAGCTATATCCTTACTTAATAAAACTGAATTTGTTTCATGAGATAATTTGGTAACCCTAATAAATCTTTTCTGCAAAGAATCTACAGCCGATGATTCAATTCCCCTTTCCCCGTCGCTGGTTAATGTTTGTACTTTTTGATTAGGGAGAGAAGGCAAATCAAAAGGCTTATTTAAAACTCGTGATCGTTCTTGATCTAAGGCTATAACATAATCCTTGCTACTTCCTTGATAATCGGGGTTACCGATGTCGATCAGAGTTTGGCCTTCAATTAAAGCTACTATCCTAAAGTCATATGATTTTGTGACGTTATTTTCCCCATTATTACCCACCAGCCCTGTTTCGACCCTTATATTTAAAACAGATGGGAAAACACTTCCGATTTCTAATTTTGTGTTTTCTTTACCCGATCTTACGTTACTAACATTTTTAGTGAGGGTGTCCTTCAACGAGGAAATGTTTAAAGTTATAAAAGCAGACTCAACATTAGGGTTAAGAATCGTATGAGTAATAGGAATAGCTTTTTCGTCCCAATTTTTTAAAGAATTATTAGCCCATTCGCTATAATTTCTTAGTTTAGTTCCTGAGCTTCTAATATCTTCACTTCCCTCATCTAAAGGCAGTCCTTTTTCGACTGTTAAGTTAAATTGTGTAGATTCGTCCCCATTCAAAAGACTAGCCCTACTCAACATATTTCGGTCCTCTTTTATTTTTTGAGGAGCTTTGTTATTAGTAGTGGAAAATGGTCCATATAAAGGGCCGCCGTATTGTTGGTCTATAAATATCCTATTAAAATAAGAAAAAGGGTTTTGTTCTTCGTCTCCGTTTCTAAATTCCGACAAGACATTAGAAAAGTTAAATTTTAATTCGTCGAATTGATAATCATTACTTGTTCCTAATTTTATGGCTTGTCTAGCGTACTTTAATCCGCTTAAATCTTTTAAAGCGTCTTTTATAGCGCTATCAATAGACAATGTTCTTTCTATACCCCAGACTGCCCCACTTTTTAATCTTAAATTTTCAGCTTGATAAATAGCTGGGAAAGCTATTAATACAAAACCAAACATATTGCCAGTCAAAGTTCCATCGCTTGTTATCTCAGGACAAGTACAATCAATAATTTTGGCCCCATGGTTTTTTAAATTATATGATATATTCCAATATGTTGTAGTGCCGTATAGTGTAGATTGATATGGGATCAAAGAATTTTGCCCCTGAACAATGTTACCACTTAAGCCAGCAGCCAATTCTGGCTTTATAATAACAAAAAACTCAGGTTGTCCAGATTCAACAGAAACTCCTTTTTTTAAAAATTTTCTGAGTAAATCTTTTACACTGCCGCCATTCCAACCTAACTTTGATAGAGCTTTTGAAGCCAAATCTCTTTGGAACTTATTTGAAGAAGCAATACCATCTATATCTACATTAGCTCTCTCTGCGTTGTTTTCAGTATATAAACGCAAAATTGAATTTAAATCCTCTTGAATAAAATCATTAGCTCTAATTCTTGTCCAAGGTAAAGCTTTGTGACCGTGTAAAACATTAATATATTGTAGGCCGCAAAAGAACTTAGAGCTTTTGTTTCTGTTCGCCCAATTTGTGTTCCCCTCATTGCTATCTGTCCAGTACATTGCAGCAGTTGGTCGAGGGTTGTTGTTTCCAGACCATTTATCTCTTATTTTCCTATAACCAGCATATGCAGGACTTGTTCCAGCACTGTCGGGGTTCCTAGTTGTATTCAACCAAAAGAAAAAATCTTCTATGTAAGCTCTAGCGTAAACAGCTATTTTCCTATCTTTTATTTTTGGAGTAGTGCTATCTCCACCTTTGTCTTTTGTTTTTTGTCTATAATACAACATATTGACACTGGGAGCCATTTCAGGTTCAGTGTTCCAAACGCTTTGTTGGTTATTGTTGTATTTTAAAGATGTGACTCTTCCGTCTGGATTGTAGGAGTCCAGAGCATCTTGTAAGCTTGCAAAAAAGTTTTTACAACTTGTAGCTCCGTTAGAGTTGATTGAAATAGGATTTGATTCGAGTTGGTTTTCCTCATTTTCAGAAACAGATGATCTCGATGTAGTCATATCTGCTCCATCAGTTACTGCTACAGGAGTGTCATTTAAATATACACCCTGAAGCATTTTCAAACCGTCGAAGACTAGAGTTCCATTTTGATTGACTAAACCTTCAATGGGTCCATCACTTATTAAATCTAAAGTTTCTGCATAGCTATAAGAAGCCCCGTATTGCAAATCCCCCATTGCTGGAGGTTTATAAACAGGAGGTTTTTGTTCTTGTCTCTTGCCACCTCCCGCAATAGCTTTCTTTTTTAGTATATGGTTCATTAATCTATTTCGTTAACTGGAACCCTACTAGTAAGAATTGCGTTGGGGGTTTCGTATCCTTCTTCTTCAACTAAAAAAGGATTAGCGGTAAGAGCGCTTTGAGTTTCTTGGTTTTGCGGAAATGATTTAACGGTAGCCTGTATAACCTTTGACCCTACTTTCAATCTCCCATAACCAATGGGGACAGGGGTTCCTTGGGAAGCTGTATTAACTACCCCTCCAAAAACAAAAGAGCTTTTAGAAGCGGTGGCTGTCGCTTCTACCCTTTGATCTTGAGTGTCGGGTTTAGGAGAAAGGGCATAGGAGATTCCCGCTAACGCTAAAGAACCCGCCATACTCCCTAAAAGAGTTCCCCCAAAAATAAAGCTTAAAACCCCGCCGCTACCAACTATAATAGGCACGAGGTCGATGGTTTCGGGATCTTTGATCCCATCCATTTTGTAGCCGTCCGTAATTCTTGTTTTATTTACTATAACATCATAAATAAAACCTTGTTTTTGTAATTCTATTACCCTTTTTAGAAAACCCCTGCGATTAGAGTCGATAGCGGAAAAGACGGAGCTAGGCTTTCCTATCTTCATTGTGAAGATGTCAGTGTATTCCTTAGCTAAAATTCCATGTAATCTAATAGTTGTCATACGGCGGCCTTGATCCTGTTTAATATAGTTACATCTACTTCGCTACTTTTAGGCGTATAAATATTTATTTTTTTACTATTTAAACTATAAATAATAAAAGGTTGGCAGCAGTTTTCAGACATTTTTACGTCAAATTCAGATGGCTTTTCATCTCCCAGAATGTGGCTGTGAAAAACTCCTATCATTTGATGCTTATCTTTAAATAAAAGATAGCTTAGAGGGTTTATTAAAAAAAAGTTAGACGGGTCTTCTGAAACGTTCTCTTCTGTTTGTACTAAATATTCTTTTTTATGGTGATCAAAACCTAAAAACCCACAAATCTCGCGCTTTAAATTTTTATGAGCAATTTCTTTTATGCTAGTTAAAGCCTTTTTCGCTCCTTTAATATGTATTGTTTCTGCCATAATTAAATCCATCAGTCCCTGGGAATCCACCAAACCTTGCGTATAAAGGAGTGGGGTTTGTGATATTTTGGAATGGAGCATCTATAAAAGTTTGAGATCCTTGAGCGTAAGTTCCACTACCTGTTAAATAATGCCCTCCCTCGTGGAGATCGATCATTCCTGTAATATTACTGGCAATATGTTCAATGCTTCCATCCCACCATGCGGTTAAATTTTGACCAGTTATACCAGAAAAGAGGCCAGTGCATTCATAATAGGTTCGCGGAACATGGGTTAAACTTCCATTGGAGGTAGTTGAATTGTAAGGCGTAGTGATTTCCTTATATAAAAAATCTATTTCTGGCTCAGATAAAGGACGGTCCCACACGGCCCACGGGCCTATTCCCCCGTTCATTGTGGAGACATGAGCGGCGGCATCGTTTTCATAACCTTGCCTCCCCAACCTGTGTTCTACTGCTCCTAACATAAAAGTTTGAGGGATAGCCTTGGTAGAATCAAATGTTATAGCCCCTCTTTGCGCTTCGTTTGCGAAGTTGCCCAGAAGGGTTTCTGTAGTACGCCCCCAAAGCTTTGATTGAGCGTTTTCTACCCCGTTTACATAAATTTTTACAGAGCTGGCGCTACTGTTAATAGCGCTTGCTGTTCCTGTATCGTTAATTATAGCATATTGAAACCATTGCCTCCCATCTTCGCCGTTTAAAGCTTCGGTTGTTTGTTGTTGGTGTAAGTTCACGGAATTATAATCATTACCAATTCCGTTTGCTTTTAAATCTGGCCCTACAAAATTAGCCGAAACCCCGTAAGAGGGATCTCCTTGAGAGTTGACCCCATTTAGCTTTAGGTCACTATTTATATTTAAAAATCTAGTGTTAGGCCATTGGGCTGCATCTCTAGATGAAGTACTAAATACTCCTGCGCCTAATGGAGACATACTATTTATATTCACCCATCCCACTATACTCCATGCCCCTGCTAATGAGCCAGTTACAGCAGTATCATGAGTATGGAACAAGCCCGAATTATTAGCTACGGAACTAGTAGCCGACTTTAGGCCGCTAAATTTCACAAAATTAAAACCTGAGTTAATGGTTTCCGCTTTTTGGTAAGAAATAGATTCGGCAGAATTAAATCTTCTTTGGCATGCAGAAAGTTTTTTGCTACATGCATCTTTTTGCCAATAACTAGGATTACCCTCTGGATTTTGACCGTTATTTGCTTGTACACAAACATAGACTGTCTGCAATGGAACTCCATCTTGATTAGGTGTTCCCCCAAATGGCCTAATTAAGATATTATTATTTTTCACGTAAATAATATCTCCTTTTGAATATGATTTATTGGTAGCCCATTCTGCTGACGGGTCATTAAAGAAAGTCACGGGAGAAATTTCTCCTCCTGCGCCTGTAGGAGCATTATAGCTGGGGACTACTACCGATCCAGCGGAGTCTACAAAAGGACTTTCGTCAGCTTTTTCTACAGGTAACCCCGCATATCTGCATCCTTCTCCCCTATATTTCCAATAACAAAACTTAGATACAACCTCTCTATAATTAACATCGAAACTCTCTAAGTCTAAAGGAGAAGCTAATTCTAATTCTACGAACACTTTAGACTCTTGGGTTTTTCGTCCCACAAGCCATGTTTCATCCGTCAATTCAGCTTTTGGGTCGGCTATTCCAAAAGGGTTAGGCCCATCAAAATTGGTATCGTCTATATATTTTATAGAAACCCTTTTTCTAACAATTTTAGCATTTACAAGGTCATTGTAATTCTGCAAGAAATTAGTTATAATATAATCTTTGTTTAAAACTTTAAGTTTAGGTCTTGCTAATTTACCATCTCCAAAAATATCAAAACCCTCGCTTTCCATTGCTAAAGGAAGGTACTGCACTCCTTGCCACGTTATTGATTTATTAAAGATGCTCCCTCCGTGAAACCCTAGAAACAAAGTAGGTTTATTGACTTTATCAGGGAATATCCTAAATAATTCTAAAATAGCAGTGGGTTGTAAGTCCAATAAGCTTTCTGCTACTTTATTTTTTCCTTCTTCTGCCATGTTTAAATTTACACTAGTCCTATTATAATAACTAAAAGAAGTGAAAATTACACAAGTTAAAGACAACCCAGAAGAACTTTGGGAAGATTTTTTTACATTCTGTGTGGAATCTAAACCGTATGATTATCACAAAATACCTTCATTTAGGCTAAAACGAGCTAAGATTAGGAAAAATTTTGAAGATTTAGTAAATTCGTGCCAAATTTTTCTAGCGGTTAAAGATCAAAAAAAAGTTGTGGTATTGTTTTTAAAGTCTTATGCTAATTTTGTGGACGTTGAGTTCATCTTTGGATTTAGAAAAAACTTTAATCCCAAGGTTTTAATAGAAGGCGTACATGAAGTTTTCAAGGAAGCCTCTATTATAAATAATAAAAAATATTTTAAAAGTGAAATTAGAAGGAAATTTAAAGTATCTTCTTACAAAAAATGGATTGAAAGATATGATAAAACCGCTATCATTTTTAATGACGAACAAAACAGTATTATTTGGTGCAACATAAAAAAGATGAAAGTAAAATTTAAAGTTATAGCGACTAACAAAGCTATGGATCATTTAGTTGGAGAAGTGGGGTTTCTAGGGAAGACTTTTGATTCTCCTAATTCTCAAGCGTTAAGGGAGATTTTTTTCAATGATATAAAATATTTATTGGATGAGAAAAGCTTAGAGTTTAATCCTCATTATGTAACAGTGCAGGGCTTTTTGTCGGACAATGAAAGCAAAGTTGGGAAAGTATCCCTTAAATTTATTCCCGCAGATGAAACAAAATAAAAAATACAAAGTATATACAAAAAAAGGAGAATTCCACCATGCCTACAATTCTTGCTTGGAGGGGTCTCTTAAATGGGCTATAGATTGCGCTCGAACTATTAATGGAGTTGTAATGTCAGTAGATGAAAATGGGCAAGAGACCCAAATATTTAACAATTCAGCGTTAAAAAATGTTCCAGTTAATTAAATCAGTTTTAAAATCCATAGAGCTTTATTTAAACTTAAAAAATAAAAAATTTTATTATGACTTACACAAAGAATTTAAAGATAGGGAACAAGCGCTTGTTCAAGAAATTGAAAAACTTAGGATTCGCGGGGATAGCCATAGCGCTGACAGGGCTGACCTCTTGCGCGACCACCTCACTACCGAACGCAGGGAATTTGAACATTTATCAGCCTTCTACTCTAAGATTGGAAAAAGGGAAGACGATACAAACTCTTGATGGACTGTATATGCCCCAAAAAGATGAAATTTGGCACTCAGACACTCGTTATAGAAGGTTAGAAAGAGAAATTTATTCTTCAAATAAATAAAATTAGTGTAAAAGATAAAAATGATCTTGAAAAAGATTACAAAACGTTCATAATATAATCACATGACAAAACTAATACTTGGTCTTTTGACCGCGTTGGGTGTCGCTTATAGCGGCGCAGATTCATACGCTACAACACTTGCAGACAATGTGGATGTAAGTGCTGGCGTATCAGTTAGTAACTTCACAACAGACAGAGGTTTGGCTACTAGAGAAGATTCTTTCGGATATTCTCTAATTTTAGGCGCTCCCCTTTCTGATGGAAATCTGTCTTTTGGGGTAGATCTTAATGATGTTGATGGCGATTTCGAGCAGGATTTCGCTGTTACTTACAGTCGTGAGATTAATCTTTTAGGTCAGAAGCTTGGAGCAGCTCTTAGTTTCGCAGGAACCGATTCTTCTTTCGGTGATCGTGAAGAGATTGCCGCTGGTGTCAAATACAGCAACTCTTTAGTTGATGTCGATGCCGCTGTTTGGCATGAAACTGAGAATGATTGGTTCGGAGTTGAGATTGGAATATCTCGTGGAATTGAAGTGCCAGTAGATGGACTTACTGTTACTCCTTTCGCCACTGTAAACCTTGCTGATGAATATAGCTCTATCGAAGCTGGAGTCAAAGCTGGTTACAAATTAAGTGATCAGTTGGGAATCTCCGCTAAGCTTTCATACAATAACAATGATTTTGACGGCTCTTCCTTTAGTGTCGAGGACGAATGGATCATTGGAGCAGGTCTCAAATTTGATTTTTAATCTAAAAGAAAATTAAATAAACTTTAAAAGCCTCCCGTAAGGGGGGCTTTTTTCGTGTAACTAATAGTTATATGGAACCCGAAAAGTCTATTTTGAAAGAGTTTCTCAACGGAGGATGGCTCGTCCCGCTTGTGGGGGCCGCCGCAATGTTTGCTCGACTCCTATCGGGCGAGAGCGGTTTATCCGTTAAACAACAATTTAAAAGAATTTTAACAGCCGCAATAGCCTCAGGGATAGCATGGTTCGTCTTAGAACAAACCGATGTGTCCTCCCTAACTAAAGCTATTGCTTATGGAATCATCGGAGTAGTAAGTCCTGAAGTGATCGGCGGTATAGTAAGATTAGGAAAGAGATTTGAGAAGAACCCAGAAGACTTTATAAAAAAATGAGACCGAAATTTATAGTTTATTGTTTATCTGCTATTTGTTTAGTGTTCGGATTAAAAGGATTCGAGCTAAATAAAGATATACAAACCACCCTCAAGGAAAATGCCCGTCAATCTGAATCATCTATCATGGAGATTGGGATGTGTTTTGATTGGTATGGAGTTATTATCGTAAACTCGGTTATACAAGTATCTCATGGTATAATTACCCCCGAAGAGATGGTGGCAATCTTAAAAGAAGAAAGTTTAAATAAAGATGAGTATTTAAAGGGTTATAAAAAAGACATCACTCCTGATGAGGAGAAATATGCAGATTTTGTTTTTGAACAGGAAGAGAAGATAAAAGATTATGTGGATAAGTTAATAACATGGGGTGAATCAGGCGATATAGATCAAATAAGAGCCACTATTCCAGAAATGTACCAAATGACTGACCCCACCATTGAAGCAATTAATAATATAATGGATACGAAAATGTATTATAATGAAGAACAAGCAAAAGTGTTAAATAAGAAGATAGAAACCTTTTCTGATTTTATATATACTCTCTTAGCCCTATGTGCTGTCATGTCTATTTGTGCTTCATTTAGTAAAAAATGTCATTAAAATGAAATTTAAAGGAAAAAAAGAAGTAGTTAAAGCTGTTCAGAAACTACTGGGTGTTTCTGCCGATGGTGAAGATGGGCCAGTTACTTGGAACGCTATAGTGTCAGAACTTTCTACAAAAAAAGATGTAATGAACGGCGAAGATATAGCGGCAAAAATGGTCACATTGGCCAGAAAAGAAATTGGTGTTGCCGAAGTCGACGGGACTAATTGTGGCCCTAGGGTAGATCAATATAAAGCGGCGACTTGGCTTGATTCAAATAAAGGTTGGCCTTGGTGTGCGGCTTTTATTTGCTGGTTAGTTAGAGAGTGTATAGAGGGGGAGGAAGTAGCATTTAAACGCCCTAGAACGGCTGGCGCTTGGGATTTTGAAAACTGGGCTAAACAAGAGAGAGTAAATAATGTGGAATTACGCAAGCCTACCAATGAAGATATTAAAGCTGGAGATATTGTTGTGTTTACATTTTCTCATATTGGATTGGCTGTAAAAGACATAGACTCAAGCGGTTATGTAGTTACTATTGAGGGTAATACAAATGGAGCGGGGAGTCGGGAAGGAGGCTCTGTTCTAGAGAAAAAGCGTCACGTTTCCAAAATTAGGAGCCGAATAAGAATTTCTTAAAACCACTTGAAGAAAAGCGTATCGTTTTTATTATACAGCATATGCATCTTGAGAAAAAAATTAAAGTTCTAAAAGAAGATATTTTTAATTATATTGTGGGGAGGAAACATGCACATCCTATTGAAGCTTTTCTGGATATAGAAGAAGAGGGGAGGTACGAAGTCCATCAAACATTTATTTATGATTCTAAAATTGGTGCGAAGGAAGTCCAAGACTTAAATTACTTAAACTTCTTCATGGAAGTGGAGAAATTTAGGCATAGAATGTCTACTAAACTAAATCCGCGCAGATCCGAGATCCTGAGGATATCGGAAGAGTTGGCTGAGATAGCTCCAGAAACAATAAAATTACCCTCTTCGGATTTTTCAAAAGTGAGCGGCAAAGTAGCAGAAATTTTTAAATTAGAAAACTCCAGCCAACTTACATACTTAGACGCTAAAATGTCTGAAGAGGATCTTTTGAAGAAGAGATATGAAAAACAGCAAAAAGATTTATATGGAGGATTATTCTAATGAGGATATCCAAATACGTTTACGAAAGAAAGAAAACGAAAAAAGGGGTTCACTCTAAAAACAAAAGTTCTACTAGTAAAGCCTCTAAATTCTATAAAAAAAGGTATAGAGGACAAGGCAGATGAACTTAGTAAACGATATTCGTGCTACCGAAGACAATTATAAACATGTTAATTGTATTATAGAGATACCTAAAGGGACAAATACCAAGTATGAATACAATGAAGAGCTTAACGTTTTTGAATTAACTCGCTGTTTAGTATCTTCTTTACAGTACCCTATTAATTATGGATTCATTCCTCAAACCATCGCTTTAGATGAAGATCCCCTTGATGTTTTAGTTTTTAATCATGACCCTATTGAGAGGGGGACTCTTGTGAGTTGTAGAATTTTAGGGATGCTCGGCTTCAAGGATGATGGGAAAATAGACAATAAAGTGATAGCCGTTCCTCATTGGTCTCCAGTAGAAAAATATAATAAACTTGCCGATATAGAAATAGAGCATTTAAAAATATACAGACAATTCTTTAAAATATATAAATTAGACAGTTCTTCAGAAACTAAAGTGGGAGATTGGAAGGGTTCCTCTGTAGCCGAGAAAACTGTAAAAAATTCTTACGATAGGTGGGTTAAAGCTAATAAAGGAGTGTGTAATGACAAATACATAAACGAATTGGAGACAATGTATTACTCTAAAGATAAAAAAACAATTCTTCCTCACCCCGATTAGGTGTAATTATAAATAACAACCATTTATTATATATTATGGAAATACTCCTTAAACTAGTTGAAGATAACCCTTGGTTTGGTGTTGTAACAGCTTTTATAGCTTTCGCTTCTGCGGTAGCTGCTGCTACCCCAACTCCCAAAAAAGGAACACTTTGGGCCAAAATTTATGCACTCATTGATTGGGCCGCATTAAATGTTGGGAAAGCCAAGCAGAAGTCTCAGGATTAATTCTAGATTTAACTCCTAGACACCCCCTCCCCGTTTGGGCTTGGGGGTTTTTATTCGTTGCTAAACTTAATTTTAGCATCAAAGTACTTTTGTCTTATGATTTCGAATAGAGCTAAAAGCTTATCAGGTTCCAGTCATGTGGCTCATAGCCAAAAACTCATGGATGAGTCTGTAGAGAGGTATCATCATTCATGCCTTTGTGCTGATTTGAAGATAAAAAAAACAGGCAAACAACAAGATATAGGCCATGTAGACTTTATAGTGAATGGCGAGACTGTTGATTTAAAAGGATTAAAAAATTCTACCAGAGAAGGTAAAATTCTTTTAGAGTTCCTAAATGTCAACGGCAAAGCGGGCTGGTGCAATGAAAAAGGAATCCCTACATGGATAGCTTTTGATTTTGGGGCTTTCTTTCTTCATGTAAAGAATGCTGATTTATTTAATCTTGCTAAAGAAAAATGTAATTTGCGTGAAACTGTTTATCGCGTAAACGAATGTTTATACAAAGGGTATACACGTAAGGGTCGCAAAGACCTAATGTCTATGGTAACCCTTCAAGATGTCTTGACTGATTGCGAGCATTGGTATTTACCTTACGCTAAATATCAATTGCCCTTAGAGAAAGTTTAGACAGTGGGCGCGTCAGGCCACACAACAGAATCTTTTAAAGCGCTTATCTCCGATGGGGTCAATCCCGCTAAAGAGGTGTTTGGTATGGTTACTTCGTGGCCCTCAACTGTAATAAC